GCTTCAACATGCAGATCTATATCAACAGAATATCAATACGCAAAAGAAGGAGTTAGAAACGTACTAATATTCTGATGATTTTGGATCAAGCAGCTCTCAATTCATAAATATCGGGGAACATTCTCACGATATCGAAGTATACCTCTTCAAGAATCTCAACTACTCTTTCGTTGGAATAGAACTTTGATACAGGACGCTCATCCATAAGTCTTGCTACAAGACAATTGGTGAAATATCCCTTATCTTCGTCGAAGGCAAGCCATTCGTCATACTGGTCAAAGTATGAAAATGGGTTGTCTTTTGTAGTCAAATATGACTCAGAAACGTTAGTCAAATGGCTCAAACTCCTTTCTAAAAAACTTGAAAAAATCTCTAAAACTTTTTAAAAAATATAATTTTAAATACTTTTTAAGAAAATTTTTAAAGTAATTTTACTCCAAAATATCCCGAATAATCTTCGGAGAAAGCCCAGTATGTTCGCCAATTTGTGCCCGAGAATATCCCAATTTGTTCATTTGGCGTATCATATTTGTTCTTTCTTCAGACACAATGGTATCCAATTTCTCGAAAGCATGAGAACTCAATTCAACAGGATCACAATGACGCATTAAGTAATCAAATATACTTTTGTCAAGTGCACCATTAAAAACTGCTTCCCATTCCTTATCAGAAAGATGAATATCCACATCAGGTATTGCAAGCTTTGCTCTCATACGATTAAGAGATCGTATTGACTCCTTCAAATATGTCTCTCTATCCAAAGTAATACTCGGATCCGCTTTGATCTTCATCTTGAGATCAGCTTCTGCAAGTATCTGAGCACGTCTCTCAATAGGAGATTTAGACTTTCTATCAGCAACTTTAGCACGAATAATCTTGCATTCATTATCGTACTTGACTGCCATGTCTTGTCTCTTCTGATATGCGGGAGCAGTACGAGCCATTGCTCTACAATCATTAGCAAGAGCTTTCATCTTGTTTGCAAAGTCAGCATAGGCTTCCTCGACATAGAATCCTTTGTTATTGGGGTCTTTGATTCCTCTCAACTCATTAGCATCCTCATGCATCGACATCCTATTGACTTCCATCAAGTTGGGCTCGAGCTTCTGAGTCTTAGGATTATAATGGGTTTGATTTGTAGGAATAAAGATTTTCTTACCCTGATACCAATCGTTCTTTCTGTCTTCTGGAACCTCGTAAAGACCTTTTGCTTCTCTTTGTTCAGGAACTCTGTCCTTCGACGTAGCTCTCGAGACAATGGTGTTGGCTCCTCTTTTTGGACCGCCATGATACTTAATATAAAGCTCTTCAATGCCATTGACAATAGCAGAACGCTTATAGTCAAGCTGATGCTTTTGTGCATCGATAACAACCATTGAGTGCTTATCAGCTCTTGCGATCTCACTGAATGGAGCACCTTGAAGAGTCATGTCTGTGATAAGATTCGAAATCCTACCCATCTCAAGACCTTTTATTTTATCTCCTTCTTTTGTATCTTTCGGAATAAGATCCTTGGGATCACAATTGGTTCCGGGGAAAGCTTCTTTTGGATCGAAGTCTATAAGCTCTTTCAATGCCGGTGCAGATATAACAGAGCCTTCGTTATTGGGAATAACAACGACAGTATCTCCATCGAAGTCGGCTCCTGACAATCTTGCTGCAACTTTAGGATTAATGCCAACAGCATCAAGAGCGTTTGGAATAACCTTAGCAGCAGGAGAGCCAGTGTTTCTGACAGTCAATTGAGGTATCTCGAATATACCACCATGAGGATATCTGACAAGAGCTACACGTTCGCCATCCTTGAAGTTGGGAGCGTAAATCTCATTCTCAGAAAGCTCAGGAAAAGGGAGAATGACCTGAGAACACTGTCTTGGATATGCCGCAGCTCTGAGATTGTCAGCATCGGAGTCGATTTGACCGGCTATCTGTTCTGCCAATGCAGCTCGAATATTGGGATTGCGAACCTGCATCAACTCATGAACTCGCAAAGCGGCAGCCTGATATGATTTGTCAAGCTGTCTCTTGATAATCGGGAGTCTTTGCTTAGAGAGCATCTGAGAGGGAAGAGATTTAGACCATTCGAACCATGTGCCTTCCTCAGCCACAATATTGAGACAAGAGAGTTGTCTTTTACCGTCTTTGTCAATATAATGTCTCTGAGCACGGATAAGCTCGTCGTCGAGTTTGATGTTTGCACCAAAGGGATTCTCAGGATCGTCTTTGATTTTCTTCATGCAATCCATCTTAGGTGTTCCTCTATGCTTGTTGACATTGTATCGAATGTCAATGCCGGGAGGAAGATCGTCTGCATATACAGCCATACCCTTAAGATAGTGCGTTCCGTCAATCATAATACGAACCTGAGCATACTTAGCGTTACCAAGACTTAACTCAGGAACTCCTCTGCGAATCTGAATAAGACCATCTCTGTCTATACCGCCATCTTCAGCGTATCGCACTTCAACGCGGCTTGAAGGAAACGATCTCGGTTTCTCGATTTTGACAATATCATTCGAATCTTTGTCGATTTTAAAGTTAGGAGGGCAGATCTTGGATTTATTATTAACGACATCCATTAGCTCTGTTCCGGGAGGACATAATACTTTCATATATGTCTTTTCATGTGTTCCCATTTGCTTTTGTCTGACGTTTATCAGCTTGTATCCAGCTCTTTCAGCTTCGTGTACAGCTGCTCTCAACCGCTCAGTGGAAATACCCAGATGAGCCTCCGAACCTTGACCGACATCGATATAATACCCAGCATCGATTAACCTTTTGAATTCAGCGAAGATAGCTTTGGATGTTTCTTCTCGAGATTTCGTAGCATCAGAGAGGAGAGAACGACCTTGATGCTCGGATATACCCATTCGATTGCATGCGCCATTGACAGAATAACCCATGCTTGTCAGCTTAATAAGCTGCGCTCTTCGATTGGCTATAATCTCATTCTTTGCTGCTGTTCTTTGATCACGAAATACATTTGTAGACAGACCAAGATCATGAGCAATCTCGGATTCTGACATACCAGCTTCTTTTGACTCTTTCACAAAGTCCATGAAATCCTCAGCAGATTGGAAAGGATGCTCACCAGAACCCCATGGATAACGACCACTACGACGTGGCATACCATAATGGGCGAGATATGTTTCGTTATAAAGCTCTTCCATTTAGAATCCCTCCGTTATAGTTTCGTTAATAATACTTTGGACATACTTGATTTGCTCAGCAGCGTCGTATACTCTCTGGGCAACGAGAGGTTCGCCGTCTGATTCCTCTCCACTGACGAGTCTTTGAAAATGTGTTCTTGAATAAATACGAAGGTCATACTTAAGCGTCATTGGTTCGATGTGATGAATAAGACACCACAATGTGGCATAGAGTATAACCTGAGACAAAGATGTCTTTCTGTCTCCTGTTTTAAGATCAAACACATAAAGAATGCCGTTGAATTCATCGAAGTGAATGGCATCGGCTGTTCCGCCAATATCTTCACTGAACATCATTGTGACTTCTGTGTCCATATCATAATCGATACAGTCTTTCACATAAGTTGCAATGATACCATTCGACTCATCCAACGGTGTCTTCATTCGAATACAGTGCTCTGCAAGTTCGTGAAGTTCCGTTCCTCTCTGAACTGCTCGAGCTGCTAATATCCTTTGCTTAATCTTATCTCTGTCGTAATTCAGCCATGTTTTGTCAGAAGGACTAAATGTTGCATGAAGAAATGTTCTCATACGTATTGTATTCTTCGCATGGAGGAATGCTCTCCCAGACATTATTCTTTTCTGCTCGATGAAGAATATAGAAGAGATTGGGTTTGATGGTTTCCCAGTTATCTTTGTGAATAGTGTAACCAAAAGACCATCTTTTTGCCAAATCGAGATAATATTCCTGATTTGGTCTATACGAGGACTTTCCTCTTTGTTTGAATTCAATAAGAATCCAAACATTGTGGTACAGCACAACGAAATCCGGAACGCCCTGCAAGTATCTCGCGTCGTTCTTCATAACGATGGCTGTCGGGAACTCGGTAATAATCTCCTTGATTACTTTTCCCTGAATATCCGATTCGACCATGGGATTCTCCTTTCTTTAAAAATGAAGGAGAGACGTAGAGTATCTTCAAAAACAAGGAGGCGAAAAAAGAAGACTTCCACATCTCTCCATAATGTGTAATGTCGACGAACCCCCTAAATATGTACCCTATGGTACATATCACTGATGATTCACCGTATAAGCATATGCGAGCATGTTCCAAATGAAAGCACGGTCATGTCTTTCATCTGTCATACCAGAAATATGCTTCATGAGATGCCTTGTTGCGGAATCAATATACGAATTGAGAGGCAGACCCTTCTCCCAATTGTGCTCTCCATACTTTTTAGCACCTTCTTCGAAATGAACAGCCACCTCGAGCATGTATTCAGCAATATCGCTGAGGGTAACATCTTCGAAGTCTTTGTTTTTACAGTATGCGATGAAGTTATAAATGGCATTTGTTACAAACGGCTCGTAAGACTTCGAACTGAAATCCAACATGCACGATAGGTCCATGATAATTCCATAGATTCTGTGGTCTTTGCCAAAAAGACCTGCTGCTTCGGAAAGAGGCATCAGATCAAAACGTCCTTTGCCTTCTGCCATGTCGCGCACCGCTCCGGTCTCGAATTCTCTACGCTCTCCAGAATCTTTAATCATTGTTTTTGTCCTCCTTTTTTATCGGTAATCCAGTTGGAATATGGGAGAACCTTCTCAATTGTGCTGCAGAAATCTCTCCACTCATCGAGCTTATGATTCTTTCTCAGCTCGTACATGTTTCTCAGGTTTTCATAGGACATAGTGACAGTACGACGCTGATTATACGAAGAGGGAAGAAGTTGGATAATAGAATACCAATACGTTTTCTTGATGTTTGAATCATCCTCGTGCAAATAAATCTCTCTCAAACCGTTGAGGTGCAAAACGATTTCTCTCAAGCTATACTCAGTCTTAGCGAGCATTTTATCGTGAGAGAAATCATCGATCGTAAATTCTTTATTTGTAATGGTATGCATCGTAGAGCAGGAATTTGCGGTTGTTCCAACCTTATAGGTATCGAATTCCTTCCACCAATATAACGGCGCAGTAATATCCATCGAAACAAAAATCTGTCTCATGAACTTTCTATGAGAAGGACCGGCGTCGATGAGCTTTCTTGCAAGAGCCTTGTCATTCTCTCCGACAAAGACCCCACTCATAAGAGCATCCGTCGAAATCACACATGATTTCTTCGTTGTAAATGGTATCGCCTTTCTTCCACGAATTCAGTGGGTTGCGCATTCCGTGCATAGCAGAGTAAATGCCCATCACTTCGTTAACTTCGACTTTTATCATCTTTTCTTCTCCTCGTAAAGATACGGTTTATGGCTGTTCTCGTTTACAGGATGACCGAGACATTCGTCGCAGGGTTTTTCTGTCTCGGGCTCGTCTTTGTGCTTGCACGACGGACAATATACGTCGAAAAATACTTCCTTCTCGTTCTTCATTATGATTGTAATCCTTTCGTTATGAAGTTTGCAACAGTTTGGTTGGTAAACATTTTAACATCAATATAGGGTAATCTTGGGTCATAGAAGTCTTTATTCTTTTTGATTGTCGTAAAGCAACGAGTAGACATGTCGGAAAATAATGGTCTTTCTCTTACTGGAACGTTAATCACCTCAGAGAATATGTCATCATCTGGATGCATCAATTGTGCAAGTCCAAGAACTGGATAACCTCTTCGTATGATTGACGTTGTGTTAACTCCCGGAGGTAAGAAATATGCTTTTGGTCCGATTGCCACAATGAGTGTGAAACGAGGGAGACCAAATGTATTATATAACCTTGAGTAAACATTCTTATAAGACTTAAAATAATTAAAATCTTTAAAGTTTGTAAGGTTTATAAGCATTTGGTTCTCTGGCAATGATTCAAAAGAATCTGGAAAATCTCTCTGGATGTCCCATTTGCAAGAATTCGGAACATGAATTCCAATATACTCGGCTTCGAATAAAGAGTGACACTCAATAAGGTCGAACTCCAACGTCGTGTTCTCCCGACGTTTGTACATGCTGAATGAACGCTTTGCTCTCAAAATCCTCCTCGTAGCCAATGAATTCTTCCTTTGCTAAGGCTTCTTCATTGAACTTTTCCTTTCTACCAAGAGCTTGCAATATCCCTTGATCGATTTTATACTCTGGAGCTATGAATTCATAATAGTGGAGAACTTTATATGGGCTGTTTACTCTGTCAATTCGTCCTTTTGCTTGTTCCATTATCTTGTACGAATAATTCATACTATAGAACACAATGGTATCGCACGTAGGACAGTTCCAAGCCTCGGCTCCAGAACCATAATTGACTGCGTAAACCCATTCCTCCTCTGTCGGTACAGGGTCGTGTATCTGACCATTACATTGATGATATGGTCTTCCAGCTTTAATTGCGGCATCCTCGATTTCGAATTTCTCTGAGACGAAATTATAGAAGACTATGACTCGTTTATGCTCTTCGAATATCGGAATCAGCTTCTCAATTTTTGTCTCTTTTATCGGAAGATTCATTCTCATATAAGCGAACATTGCTGAAATATTCCTGAACGGAGGCATTTCAGGATGTCTGAAGCTTCTTCTTGCTTTGAGAATATGATCTTCTTCTTTGTTGTCTATCTCATAAGGTATGACATGAGGAACTCTAATCTTTTCAGACTTGTACTCCATAATAACCATAATGGAGTCTCTCATCTTTTCAAGAATATCCTCTCTTTGATACCCTATGATTTTAGGAAAATTTGTCATTCGAGACCAGATACAGAAATCCTCGTTCCATGCTGTCTTGTTCTTGACATAGCCATTCGCGATAAATACGGTAGCGTAGTCATCCCAACAGTCTCCGGGTGTAGCAGTAACCAATATCCAATTGTTGGATTTGGCAATGGATATCATTCTCTCCGACCACTTCCCATGACCGGAGACTTTGTGCTCATCGAACAGAAAGAATGCACCTTTAACTTCACTATACTTCTTAATATTATTCCAAGAGTCTATTGCTTTAGGAAGGGGACATCCCAAAGCCGAGACTTCCCCTTCCCATTCCTTGGAATCTCTCTTTTTGGAGATTGTGATAATATATAAATCTTTATCAGAGTGATTCTTCATGTAATATGAGAGAGCCACAACAGATTTACCACTACCACAACCTCCGCAAAGAATAGAACCATTGTGAAGTTTGTTTACAGCATCTTTCTGGTATTGATATAACTCAATCATCGTTTCTGATGGTCGGGTCCGGATTGATCCACTCACGATACATATCGGAGTGAGGAGCCTCCTCGCCGAAGAACTCCTTCAGATATGCGCTGCGACCCTTCTTATCGCCATTGTCCCAGTCTCTGGCAACAATGGACATATCGATCTTGTTGAACCGCATACCGTCGAGATTGCCGAGCTCGTTCATCTCCGGATCTGCGGAGATCTTGTGCATCATGCTGTCAGCATCACGGACATATACATCTGCATACTTGCCGACCTTAACCTTCAGGAAGTAGAAATATCCACCGTCCTCGAGTGCCTTGGTCTTGACATCGAATCCGAGGTCGTCCTTGAAATATCCGACATCCTCCTCGGGAATGATGACTGCGATATTGGGCATCTGACCCTTCTTGTTGTAGCGGTCGGGAGAACCGGACCAGTTATGGAAGAAAAGACGAGCGTTACGAATAGGATAAGAGAATGCCATATTAGTTGTCCTCCTTTCCAGCCTCAAGCTGTTTCTTCATATCGTTGACTTCAGTGAAGTCAACATCAGGGAACACTTCCTGAAGGAAAGACAGCAGAGCACCGGGATTCTCAAGGAGAGAAGCGACGAACTCGTCGTGCTCTTCGGAGTCGATGAACTCTTCGACAACTTCCTTCGTCTTCTTGAAGGTATCGCCAACACGAACACCGTAGCTGGCGATAATGATATCATCGATCATATCGACCATCTCACCGAACACCTCGGCTCTTGCTGCAGTATCGTCTTCGCCAATGCTCTCGATCTTTGTCTGGAGATTCTGAGCTTCCTTAAGCAGATTGGGATGCTTAGCCCCAAAGCGGATCTTGTCCATCTTGTTCATGTGGAAGCAAAGCATCTTGGTGACCTGCTGATCATCCAAATTCGTGAAGGTAATGGTTCTGGTAGTCATTGTAATACCTCTTTCTTTAATTAAATTTTTTTTTTTGAAAAAATCTCTAAAAACTTTTTAAAAAATATAATTTTAAATACTTTTTTAGAAAATTTTAAAGAAATTTTTCATGCCAAATTAAGGTTGCAGACCTCGATAATTGCCTTTCTTGTCTGCTTTCTGATGCCCATAAGCTGCTCGATTTGCTTACTATTTTGGGGCGGATCGAACTGAAGTCTCGCATCAACGGCAATATACCGTCGAGCCAAAGCTCTCAAACCGGGTTCAGGAATATACTCTTCGAAAGTATATTCTCCAGAGTCACAGATGGTTTTAATACCAGCTGTATTAAGTTCAACGATGGCGGCATCGCAGATGGGCTTAATCTGCTCTTTAAAGAACATATCGGTCCAACCGCAATCCGACATAATCTCATCAACAATCATATTATACACCTCCTCTCTTACGAATTTCTTCGTTTATTTCAGCCAAGCACGGAATATCCGGAATGGTATCGTGTGCCTTACTTACAAACAAGTCCCACGGAATATACTGCTCGATCTTCGCTTTCGCATCAGCGACCAAACCGTCGTAATATTCCATGTCCAAATATTCGAGAAAGTCTTTTTCCAAAGCTTCTTCGAATTCCATGAAGTGTAAGCCTTTTGTTCCACTCATGCTTACTTGCTTTCCATCATCTCTTAAACATTTCATTTCCTTTCCATATTGCTGCTTAACGCAAACAACATTGACATTTCTACCACAGAACATATCACCAATATAGATGACACCTTTCTGGACAGATTTTGTAATCATGTAATCACTCGGAACAATATCGCCGCCAAGAAGAGTCTTGAAGACATAAGGATTCTGGAATGTCAGACCTCTACTTTCCCACTGTCCTGTTGCTGCATTATATGCCAAATATTCGGCTTTGTTGAACAAACAGAACACTGTATAGAACTCCTCAATCGTAAACCGATATCCATACTTCTTACCGAAATCGACAACTTCCTGATTCAATTCTTCTGTAAAATTAGGAATCTTTATCGAATCTGTCTTGATATGGACAGGATTTATACCTTCTTTGACGAGTTGGTCTTCGAGATTGATCATCATCAATTCGCCACGCTTAGCGACAATATTGTCAACATTACGAGGATCTTTGAACCGATTCGGAAACTTTGCGGAAGTGAGTCCGTAAACAGCATTTATTGGAACCTTCAGACTCTTCGCAAGTTTCTTGAAAGACATGCCGTTCTTTTGCATATAATCCCAGAGTCTGCCTTCAAAGCACGTCTTCAAATATTCCTCATTCTTATTCTTTGAGGCTTTGCGAGAATCGACGAGTTCCTTAAATCTTGCCGTATACTTGGGACCAAATATGTTCAATTCGCATGCTGATGTTGGATGCATCGATTCCACGTCATTAACACCGACCATGTAATGAGCGCCGCACATCGCATTGACATATCCGCCTTCTCCGATTTCTCGACCATGATAGTTCGATACGCACTTTCCATTGACTTCCTTGTAAGAATATCCCGGAAACATTTCGTCAAGATGAGTATATATGAATTGTTCCTGAGGATGCATATCATCGCCGAAGATCAACTGCGCTGTCAGATCGTTTGTCGAATCGTTAACTGAGAGTCCTGTCAGATATGCAAGAAGCTTACGAGCCTCCCAGTCGTCTTGGTTGTATTCGAATACTTCCTCAGATGCTTTAACATCGTTCATACAATATCCTCCTACTTCTTCCCAAGCAGATTCTGGGAGATCTTGGTTCCAGTTGTGCGGGCATTCTTGATGGTGAATTCCAAGCTGGACTTCCCACTTTTTCAAAGATTGTTTGTTTGAACAAAAATCTCTTATGTCAGAATAAGAAAGCTTCGCTGCCTCCTTACAAACCTTCCTCTTGTCCTGAATAAGCGACTTTGAAACCTGATATAACTCTCTCGGAGATGCTCCCTGCAGAATACGATACATAATTTCATTATCGTATTCTTTGTTATTAAAACCTATTAAATTATACTTTTTCAATAAGTTTTGAATGCTTTCAATTGTCGGAAAGAACTCAATGTTTCCATCCGGATTACCTTGAATTTTCCATCCAATACAGTTGAAATTTGGGAACACTTCGAAGTCAAAGAACACTATCGGTTTCTCAACGCTACCGTTCACGAGAGGCATATGCTTGACGACTTCAGGAAGAGTTCTTGAATGGTTTGTTGACTTGGATGCATATGCGAGAAGATCCTCATAATATCCGGACATATCATAGACCATTCCTTTAGCTTTGCAACCTTTCAGAATATAGTCTATGAATTCTATCGTGACTTTATGAGAACCGAACTCTCCTCGCAATCCTTTACGAATGATGTTTTCAAGATGTCTTGCATCTTTTATCTCGTCAACCTTAACATCCTCTTTCTTCTCTTTCAAAGGTATTCCACTCGAAATATGAGCTATAGGAAAATTGTTTCCGAGAGAGAACTTTCTTCTCAAAGACATTTTTCCAGAGAATACCTTCACTTCCACATTATCGTCAATCAGTGTTGTCAGTAATGTCGGATCTCCTTCGTAGATATAGTGCAGATGAACTCCCTCGCCAGATTTCGAGAATTCTCCATATGTCGGAGGCAGTCCGAGTTTACGAATCTTCTCGAAACAAACTTGCTTGTCTTTTCCGCCGCTCGGTCCTCTACAATCGAAGTCAATCACAATATGATTCAATGGAGGTCTGACATAATGAAGCTCTGTAGATATGATGTTCGACAGCGTTGTCGATACTCTATCCCAGCTCATCATTGGCGTTCCATCCTCTTTTGCATACTGTGCCGGACATTCAGCACATAGAATCGCCAGAGAGGTGTCAAATTTGGCTGTGAAGGCGAGGAAATCACTTGAGGGTTCATCTGGTCCAGTCTGAGTTTCCGCCTCGTAGAGCGAGAATATGGGCTTCCTGAAGGGTTTCTTTTTCCAGACATAATCTACGAATCGGACATCCTTATATCCGTTCTCAGATACTTCTTCGATAGTTGTATCCCAAAAGAATTTCAACTGTCTCTCGAAGAGAGATTTGGATATGGCTTTAATGGCGTTACCATCGCAGTATGCCCGATATAAAGAATACTCACTGGAAAGAAGACATTCTCCAGATCTACCCCATTCAATATCTCTATTCCGCTCCACCCAATAGCCAAGCTGATTACCAGACCTAACAATCCTTGAAGATCGATAACCATTATAGGCTCTTGGTCCAAGTTCTTTATACACATCGATAAATCGTTTTGCAATACCTCCAAGCTCATGAAGCGCTCCGGAATATAGTTCATTGTACTTATCTATGGGAATAAGTTTACCAGTCGGAACGGGGTCGAGACACCTTCTCAAAAGACCAGACATTGAGTCGGTAAGTTTTAAGGCATAGTTTGATGCTATAAATAATAAAGTATTCAATCGCAAATAATATGTTCTTGCATACTTATCGTTTATACAGATTGGTTCGTGAGAAATAATGTTGTTCAAGGTGACATTCGTCTCAATTTTCGAAAGGTCTCCATCATGCTGAATAGCCACAAGAGGTCCTTTCTTAAACTGAGCTGTTGCAAATGTTCCATTCGAACTGGCAAGTTCTTCTGCCTTAAAAGAACTACCATAAGGTCCCATTACCTTCTCCAAAATATTGAGGAAAGTGGACTTACCACTACCGGGTTCGCCTTCCAGATATATGAACTTGTCGATCTTACATCCATCGCCAGACAATGCCGCTCCAGCGAGCCACTCAAGCATTGTTCTATCCTCTGGAGAATATAAGACAGACATGAGTCCATCATAATTCGGACACGATTCGGCACAAGAAGAATATGGCATGGTCGTGGTCGCATAGTCTTCTCGTTTCGGAATATCTCCTTCCCACAATACTTTTTGGTTAAACAAAACAGCTTTACTTGCTTCGCACGCTTTACACAAGGCGTCAATCTTAGCAGGAACCTTACTACTAAGATGTCTTGGATCAAGAACCACAATGCTCTGAGACGGAAACTTTTCTCGTTCTTCTTCCGCCGCCTCGTACAATAATTTGCGGGCGAACTCGTAGAAGTTCTCTCTGCCTTCCCAGAATCCTGTTTCAGCATTGAAAAATGCTACGAATTCCCCGCCTTGAATAACAACGTCTCGGAGTTTGCCAACGTTAAAATCTATCGAAAGTTGATAGACTTCTCCATTGACAGACTTGTTTCCTACCTGACGTTTTTCGATACGCACGAAGTCCGGGCAAGTCAATATAACCGGGTACTCTGTGCATCACGCTGTACCCGGTAGCAAAGATACGTCACAGGAACCCCATCGATCATCCTCGGAGCGAACGAGATACGGAGTTGTCCATTTCCGGTTGCATCAATTTGGAAGAAGAAATACTCTCCCATTTCGGTTTCCTCCAATCCGAGATAGTAATACCAGTCATTGACCGTCATAGTGTCCATTGAAGAAACGAGTTTTGCATTGAAGTCATTCATCGCCTGCTTTACTTTGAAGACGCTTGACTGAAATCTCCGACCAGACAGTCCATCTACCATCTCGATGATTTTGTCTTCATTGCTCGACTCCACGACTTGCGATTCGGTCTCCTTCTTCTCAGTCGCTTTGTCTGTTACCTTATCGACAAGTTCATCGACTTTAGACCCACCGACAACACTTGCGGACGATGCAATGCCAGACAAACGAGATATAGTGTCGTATGCCTCAGACATCTTACCGATAGAAATGCGATATCCAGCAATAAGCGAGAAGATAACGCCAGCGATACAAATAATCATCGGAAGAGTCTTGAGCACGCCAGCCCAGAACCCTTTCCAATTCTTATGTTTGAAATTTGCAACTGCGTCTCTCACGCCTTTGACAAACAGAAATGATGCTGGAATCGTTCCAACGGAAGAGGTAATCCCAGAGACCAAATAGAATCTCTGGGACCGAAATAACCTCTTCAGGAATTCGATAGTATGTGTCATACCTCACCCTCCACGATAGGACGAATATACTTCTGCTTGGCATGGTCGAAGTATGAGAGATTGTGCATGCCTACGAAATAAATCCGATAGTCCTTCAGATTACCTGTCAGGCTTGCCCACAGCTGATCGTGCTCGGTTACTTCGTTACCCCATCCGTCGACCATAATCCAGTTCATCTCTTCGGGATGATTCCATCCGACTTCGCCACCCCAATCTGTCTGATCGAGATACAGCTGTCTCATGACATCATTCCAAGAGATGCGCTCACCGAGATTGATTCTGCGCTTGAGACCGTTCATGATGTTGGTGAACACTTCGTAGGAGTGATATCCACTCCAGTCCTGATAACACGGAAGATCTTCGACCCTGATGGAGAATACATCTCTTGCGAGATTCAGTTTCTCGGTATCATTCTCAGAAGCTTCTTGACTCTTCATGCCAGCCATGCCGATAACCGAGCCAGCGTTGAGTGCTGTGGCAAGAGCCTTAGCCAGTGCGGAAATGCGACCAGCAGAGATAATATAGCTTACGATCTGGAGTGCGGTACCGGCAACGAACATGCCGATGCTTACGATGTTCTGAATAAGCTTTCTTCTCTTCTCCTGCTTTGTGTCGGGCGGAATTGCACCCTGACGTTTACGCCAAATAAACGCAGTCACGAAACCAGCAATACTCAGAGCCGTACCAGCCACGAGAGCAATAAGAGGCGAATGAAGCTTGCAGAAACTCAGAACGTTACGGAAATCAGTCCTCATGGACTGGAAAAACAGTTTGAACCCTTTGACAACTTTCTCCGCAATAGCGGGAACTTTTACCGTGATATTCATAAATATCCTCCTTACAACGATACTTGTTCTGTCATTTGCAGAACATACATGTTGCTTGCGAAATCCATAACAACAGCGCATCCAGCGAGACTTGTCCATCCAGCCATATAATCCTCGGCAACCGCAGGGAGATTCGAATAGGTATACATCTCTCCAATGGACACGGTTCCCTGACTATCCGGATTGCTTATACGAGCCTGCATCTTCGCCAAAATACCCTCGAGCGTTCTTCTATCTCTCGCGCAAATTTGTCTGACTCCATATGCATTTGCATGATTCTGGAAAGCTATTGTGCCGTAAGAATATGCAGGATAGTTGGAAGTCGGAAAGGCTCTACCCGGCTGGAATGGTGCCTGTCTTGCCGACGGCGGAGCGGAGTCTTTGTATAGAACCTTTGACACACCAGATTGAAACGTGTTAGCTCCGGTAGATGCCATGCCATATACCATATCTTTGAAACACGGAAGAATAACATTCTTCCAAATGTTCATAAAGAATTTCTTTATGGCTAACCAGATTTTACTTTCTGCCGCTTTCGTCTCAACCTTTTCTTCGATTTTCTGCTCAGCATCCACTATTCATAACCCCCATTTTCTCGAACGCCACATATTGTGTGCAAACAAGATATTTGACAAGCGTCTTGAGAGAAATGAGAAGACCGATGCATATCCCAACACACAGAGTCTTCATCGTGGACACATGGTCGAGAATCCAATTATGGAAATCACGCCTCCATGTCCGCAGACAATCTCCAAAGCCTTCGAAGAAAATCCTCGCTTTCCCGAAGAATTCCTTCAGCTTTTCTACCAGTTTTTTCATGAAAAATGCCCTCCTATATTTTGAATTTTAAAGGTTCGTTAAATAAAGGGGAACCCGAAGGTTCCCCATATGGAGATTTAGCTAAATAGCCATCGGCTTGATAAAACCGAAACATCTGGATACGATTGGCGCGAACTTCTCATACTGGAATATGCATCCGCACAAGAACAGATTGAAGCCAAGTCCGATGACAAGACTCGTAACTTTGAGGACGAAATCCCAGTTAACTTTCTTTTTCTTCTTGTCGGAAATAATGCGATCATACAGATGCAATTCTTCGAACTTCTTAAGAATATCGTACGACTCGCCAGCATCCTCATTACCTTCGAGGATATTGCGAGCATGCTTTTTGTACCATGCGACGAAGTAATCTACTTTCATTTGGAAGCCTCCTATATTTTGAATTTTAAAGGTTCGTTAAATAAAGGGGAACCCGAAGGTTCCCCATATGGAGATTTAGCTATTGCAGCTTGCCTGCTTCGCGAGATCGTCAATTTCACTGTAATGCGCTTCGTATTCCGCGACATGGACATAATCCTTAGGATCCATCGGAGGATTCTTCTTCTCGTATGCCCAGTTGACGAATTTAACAAACATTTTCCGAACAATAAACTCATAGCCGACGGCAAGCATGGCTCCGGCAAGGAAAATGATGATTCCATAAGTGCCGGATACCAGCAATCCTCCGGCATAGGAAACCCCAAACTTGCTGGCGACATATGCCGCGAGCCTGCCACTTCCGATAGAAATGCCACTCATGTGCAGAAAATGTAGAATATTCGAGAGAACCACATGATCGTGGAAGAAAACTCCAACGTCGATTGCCTTCTCGCGAAGCTTGGAGAACAATCTCTTGATTCCACGCATCAGATTGCAGAAGAATTTCTTGAGACGACCGGTGAAGCGGATGAAAATATTTGTCTTGGTTGCAGGACCATCGTTCTCAGATTCCGAGATAATATTCTTAACGTTGTCAGGAGCAGCTCCGGCAGGCGCGTTGCGAATATCTTCGATGATCGGATTGCAGATTTTCTCGATGATGAGATCTTCTGCTTCGGGGTTACCGATGATGGGAGAAATCTGAGGAACAGGCTCAGCGAGATGGCACAGAAGGCTGTGTGCCCACTTACGGCGGTTGGACTTTCTCGCAAGGCTTGCATCCTTGGCGAGTGCATTCAGATAATTGTTTCTGAACTCTTCGATAATCTGATTGGTTTCGATGTTGTCTTCTTCAGCGAGGCAGGTCTTGAGTGCGAGCATAGCATCGGCGATGGCGTTGGCGTTGTCTACGATCTTCTGGTAATTGGCTTTCATGGATTCTTCCTCCATAAATTTAAATTTGTTTGTGAATTGAATATCATCAAGAATGGAACCTATAATATTTCTAAGTTCCTCTTCCTGATCGTCTGTGAAAGTACGTCCATATAATAATGTGTACTCATCTGCAAGCTCCGACAGCGCTTCCTCTTCAATTTCATTCCAATCGTCTGTACTTATGGATATGCTATCGATGAGGACGCCTATGTCGGAGCGTGGGAGATTATCATTCGCATCTCCCGTGATACCGTTGTCCGCAAGGAAATCTCTAAAGTCGTCTTTTGGATCTTTCTCGTTGCATGCATAGTAGAATTTCTCGCACATATCTACAGAACGAAATATTTCTTTTGCGAGTATCTGCAACGCATGCAACGCTGTCTCAAATTCATTTAGGTCTGAATAACAAGCAGCATAATCTTCCAGAACCCAATCCTGTAATATCTGAGGAACATCCAGAATAACAGCTCTAAACCAAACTTTACTAAGCAGTTGAGTTAATTCCTTTTGTTCCTCATAGCCCTCTATCTCGGATACAAACTGGAAGGTTTCGGGAAGATTGTCAACATCAAATGCCCACATGATGTTAATCCTTCACGAGCAGATATAAAAGTTTCTCAAGTAGGTCGTACATCTTACGAGCGTCCATATACTTGATGGATATAATTCTGTACCCATCGCTGTCAAACACGCCTATGCAACGCTTTCTTTTCTTAATTGTCAGATTGTAGAACAGAGCCTTTGTTTGCGCATCATCACAGATAAATTGCAGCAAGTCCGGCATAGTGTAGATTTCTTTCATTTCAGTTCCTCCTTATTCTTTTGTACGAGATTATTATACAAATCCTCATACATATATCCCGCTTCTTTTTGAAGTTCTACTTTTCTGTTGGCAATATCAAGCTCGTTCTGAAGCTTGCCAACAGTCAATATAAAGCGCAGAAAATGAAGAAAACACCAATCTCGCAAACGATACCAGCAACAATTGCGATCGTCCATGAGAAGGCGAATCCGAGAGCAATAAGAACAAACGGAAGGAAGAAACCGATGACGACTGCGACGATAATTGCGTAATCTTTAATTAATCTTTTCATAATAATGCCTCCTTTAAATCATAAGAATAAACAGCAGAATACATCCAAGACCACCAAACACGAGGAAAATCGTGATGAGTCCGAGTATAAAATATACGAGGAACTTTGCGAATCCGAAAAGTGTTCTGGCGCTTGCCCACAAGGATATAGCCATGATCGTGCAGAAAACGAAGAAACAGATTGTCAACGCGATAAACATTTACTTATCCTCCTCATTGTTGAGTCTTGCAGATCTGAGATCGAGAAGAAGTTCTGCGATTTGCGAATCTTTCAATGTGTTATCCATGCGAGCCATACGCAATCTTTTTTCAAGCGCACTAATGTTACATTTGTAATATGCGCTTTTGAAAATGTAAAACGCGATGGCAACGAAGATACATGTGAGGCTGAGGAAAAACACGAGCGGAATATGCTTGACGAATCCGATGACGGTCATGCCGAATGCGAAAGCGATGAGAATGGTGATGAATACACGATATGCGATTTTCATAATTATAATCCTCCTTTAAAATTTTACAATAGTGTCGACGCAACCATCTTTGAATTTGGTCAAAACAACTTTACTGTCTTTGGATTCTTTGCAAGCGGTGATAAAGTTTCCATCGGGCCAATCGTTTATGTCATATGATACGGAAAACGATTTTCTTTTTGTTGTCAACAGGAATTTCCAGAAGTCCAAGCGACCGTTAAACTTTTTGCAATACATGATCAGAAGCCTCCTAAAAATAAAGGGGAATCCGAAGATTCCCCAATAATATTATTGATACTATCAATGCAACCACGCTTCTACGACGCGCTGTTTGGCGTTCCAAACGACTCCGATTTTGCCGGGGCCAAAATCGATCTTAGTAATGATAAGCTCGCCCACATGCGTGTTATACTTTTCGGTGTTTTGTATGGTCATGTTCATTGCTGCGGTCTCAGGATGAAACATTTCAATGACATCCTGCTTGGTGGCAACGATCAAACCATCAGTGGTAGAGAATTTGATCTGCCAACCTTCTTTTACAAGATCGATATCGGAGAGGACGCTGGTGGTGATCTGACGAGTAAGAATAGCAGTTGTTGTCATAATGAAAATCCTCCTCGATTTTAGAATCTATAGTTTGGCACAAAGAAGTATGCCAGCACATACAGGATATAGAGCAAGCCGGTTACGAGCTCAACAATCCAACTGGGCGTGAAAGCGTCTATGAGCAATATGATAACAAGCACGAAGACGATCGCAAGAGTAGACAGTCTTGTCCATCCGCTATCATCTTGCACGGAATCGAATGCGATATACAGAGCGAACAGAACACCAAGAGCAACTTCAGTCCATGCGCCAAAGACGTTTGAGAACACGAGAATGGATGCCGGAACAGCAAACATGAGGATTTTGATGACGACAGCGAGGACAACAGACAGGATGCGACGGGAACGGTACTTTCTGATTTTGTTTTGATCGAGCTTCATAACGAAACTCCTTTCTGCGCAGTGCGCCATGAATGTAAGATATATGCGTGTATAAACATATATCTCCATAATGTAGTTTGCAATTTTGGCGAACTCCTTAATATAATCGCACGCCACGCGATATTAAAGAATAGTAGCAAACTAATACTATTCTCCATTATGTGTATTGTAAAAAGGGCGAAGCATATTTATCCATAGGATAAGCCAAATATAATATGAATATAAAATGAATATAATATAATATAAGGCTTATTATATTATATTTGAGGGGACTTTACGTCCCCTCATTAGTTACTCTCCGTTGTAAGGATTGTCATCATCCTTGAAGACAGTGAGCTTTACAACGTCCTTGTCCTTGGCAATGTCTTTATCGGGCTCGTCAGCAACTATATCGACGATCTTCCCTTCTTTATCTACCACAATGCCACCATCAACGCTCTTCTCGCTTTTCGTAAACACGACGCCAATCCAAGTGCCGAGACATACGTCAATAGCCGAGATAGAAGCACAAACCTCAGGAACCCACGTCCAGCCCCAAATACTACCGAGAGAGGTAAACATGACTACAAGAGCCGGGAGACCAACAAGGCATGCCCACTTCAAGACGGAATACGCAATCTTACGGAAATCGTTCATAGAGTTTCTCCTTGTATAGAATATATTTAGTCCAACTCCTCCAGTATTTGTTCGCCATTGTCTTTAAGGATTCTGGCAATATTTGGTGGAGGATTTGTACTCTGAGTGGATAGATCGTTCACTTTATCCTTCTGTTTCTTGAAAAGATATGTAAACGGTTTGTAAGCTTTCTTGAAAGAGTATCTACTTTGAGACGCATTGAGAATGTTAATCTCAATCTGTGTGCAAGGAACCCAATCGTCAATACCATGTATATGTGATACGACATGGTATCTTCTCGCAAGCTGTATAGGTTTATCAATGTTTGTTCCAATAAACCCTTTATCGACAGCATTAATCTCAAGAGTTTCTGCCGACATAATCAGTTTCTTGAAATATGCCGGACCATATGCTCTCAGCTGTGTACGTGTCGCAGAGCTCCACTGCTTCTGTCCGATCTTGCGACCATACTTCTCAACTCCCTCTTTCCATACAATGAAAGGAGGTTCGAGATAAAATGTAATGCCGCCTTTGAATTCAGCATCAGTAGCAACGACAACCTCACCGCTCTCATTCTTAACGCCATCATACTTGATAAGTTTAATATACTTACTATCCCTATCAGGAGGATTATCGGGGTCAAGAGGCTGAACGTTATCTTGGTTCATATCGGTAGAATATGGTGTAACGTAGCATACAGGACTTGTATCCCATACTTCGTTTTGTTCGCCGGAATCCATGATGGTCGTAATAACATACGCCGAGTTATCGGGATTCAGAGATATGCTACCAGTCTCTTGATCTTTGGTATACATGGTTCCGTGAGACGAGACAGACTTTCCAATTGGAAGAAATACTGTTGGGACTTCTTTGAAATCGAGCTGTCGAGAATATCCGATAAGGTTCTCTTCAAGGCAAATCTCCTGACTGTCATCAATAGGAACAACCTCTCCATAAATATGGATTTCGTTCGTTTCTTCGTCGACTACGATATTCGCTTCGCACTTCTCAGCAAGCTCGTTTTTAAACCAGTCGGCACAGGTTGTGAGAGACGTCTGATTTCTTGTGATATAGACTCCCTCATTCTCTGTCTCGTCTGTGACTTTCACATCGATACCGTATGGATTCTGCCGAGCATAACACTCCGCAATCTTGAATACTCCGGGAGCATAGGTTTCCGAAATATCATTTGGCGTTTCAAATGTCCCGCCATTACCTTCCGTGTTGGCTCTCATCTGCCAGTTATGTGTATTAATGACAAACTGAGCACAAACTGCTGGAGAAGAATTCTTATCGAATTTACCAGTTCGGAACACTTCTTTCTTCCGTTTTGCATTCTCGTTGAAGTCGTCAGTGCGAACATACTTGGGATAGGTATTGAGATATCTACTGAAATATGTCCATTCAAGCCAACCAAGACCACCCTTACAGGTAATCTCATTTGAAAGATTATAGGCGCTTACAGCACTGACGACCTTGCCATTGAACTTTATCTTTCTTGCTCCATCATTAACGGTTTCATATACTCTGATAACACCATTGAAAGGGGTTATTTTAGAATATAGCGGATGCTGTTTATGGATTGTGAATTTGAAAGAAGAAGCATCGTTAACGCTCAAAGTAAGAGTCGCAGCTGATATAACCCTGCCTTCTGAAGCGGAATCAGGATTGTAAATAAGGTCTTCATTGTTGTCATTATCGACCCAAAATACTTCATAATAGATCATAATTTTCCCTTTCTAAAACTTAAAATATTTTCTAAAAACTTTTAAAATTTATAAAAAATAAAAAGTTTTAGAGAATTTTTACAAAATTATTCAAACCTATCTCTATGTCTTGTATATGCTACAAGAGCGTCTACAGCAGCTGAAACACAGTCAATTTTCTGGTCTCTGCGCTGCTTAAACAGCTTCCTATTGCCATTGGTATCTTCCCAAACGCATGCATTTCCCATTGTGAAAGATATGATTTTCTTATGAAAACACAGGGCACGATCATGCGCAAGAGCTTTCAATTGACCAAGAGGAACCGATTCTGTTCTTGCTCCTTGAATCACTTTTTCAATTCGAGAATGTCCAAAAGACCGCTCCCATCTTTGCACAAATAACTCCGCATTATAAGGGTCGTAACCAAAAGCTTCAGGATAATATTGATTCTCTGTCATATACTGTAGTACCAGATCGAACACTTCATCGGGTTTCAGTATTTTATCATTCATCACGATGAGGCTTCCTTCCGCTATGAATTCGTCGTATTTCGCTCTTTGCGCCACATCCAATTGGTCTAATGTCGACTGTGTTATGAAACACAATGTATCGAGACCAACCACATTATTTGCGCCGGGAAATAGAAAATCCACTGCCCAAAAGTCATCCCCACGGGATGCATCCAATCCTACAGCACATACCATTCCAGAATAGCTTGTAGGCATATGAGGTAATGTCTCCTCATATGTAAAGAAGAATGTGATACCCTCCATGGGTATTCCAAATCGTTTTGCGATAATATCATTTCTCGTAGAAGGAGAATCTTCAGCTAACTGAACATCTCTCTGGATAGCAGAATATTCTATGGTATAACCAAGATTGGGATTTGACTTCAACCATGTCTCGGGTTTGCCAACTTCCGAAATATCATCTTGGCAATACCACCAAATCGATACTTCCGGATTGAATATCTTTCCATTGAGAATATCATCGAGATACATTTTAATAGTATCTCCGGGTCCATTTCGTATGGTTCCCTCGGACGATGCCGCTATAATAAGATATTCCGGATTCTTCGAACAACCCTGCTCGATTGCGTTAATGGGGTCTTCCCGAATCGGGTTGGAAAGCCACTCGTCAACCGTCGCAAGGTCGCCTCTGAATCCCTGAACTTTATTAATTCCCATAGGTCTGAACTCCATATAAGAGTTATTCATAAAGTTACGAATACCTTTTCCGGATTTGGCAATCGTCCTTCTCCTTGCCCTGCTGTTCGATGCATATTGCGAACCGTCGGCAAAGAATTTCATGAGAGGTCCCTTTGCAATAGATATAGATGTAACGAAAGGACTCATTGTCTCCCATGCCAATGCCTCTGTCGGAGCGAGGACAAGCTGATGTGTCGTTTTATCCAGCATAGTCAGTTCGTAAGCATGCATGTCATACAGATACATTGTCTTAGCATTGCCTCGACTAACTATGATATATTGCTTCTTTGTTAGTTTACGAAACTCCTTCTTTGTTACGATACGTCCGCCGGGACGCGACACAAATGGTACATACTCTTCTTTTTCGACAAGAACATACCAACCGAGCGCGTCCTCAGCCCACAGCTTAAACGATTCCAATATGGTCATGTCTCCGCCGTTGGTGAGGACGAGCTCATTTTCGCAAAATTCGATCCATCCTTCTACTGCGTCGTTATCGAAGTAATAATCTGGAGAATCGATAAGAAACTGGATTCTATCCATTTGTCGCAATACTTTCTGACAAACGGGAATGATTCCAGCGTTTACTTTCTCTCTCCATTCTGCAAAATACTTCGGAACTGCGGTATTTGATGGTATCATTTTGATTTTGTTCCGCTAACAGGACGGTTTCCGAGAGCGCTCATATTTATAGTATTCCCGTACTTTGCCTGTTTCCTCTCCTGATGTTTTGCCTTGATCTTCTCTCCAATTTTCTCGGGATGACCGCCAAATGTCTTGACAAGACCAAGCACGCCGCCCACCGTTCCAACGACAGCGCCAACCGTCTGAACAGTAGCAATAATGCTCTCGATTTTCGCGGTTTTCAGTTTCTGAGCCTGCGTTGCCGCATAGGTTTCTTCTTCCTCGCTCAGTTTCCGATAATCGGATTCAAGGCGCATTCTGTCAACTTTATCTTTAAGAGTCCAACTCTCAAGCGACTTGGCATCCGAAGATCGCTGCATGCCGCGAACAATACCGCCAGCTTTTCCGCCTTTCAGATCTTTCTTGTTGATGACACCCCAGCGCATACCCCTGACGCCGTAATGCTTGATGTCGGAATTCTGCTCGCGCTCGAAGGCTTCATAGAAATTCGTCATTTCTTGCCTCCTTTCTTGGCTGCCCGCTTTTCAGCTTCCACGATGACTTTGGAGCACATATACATATTCGCTGAATCGACGATAGATTCGGTAAACGCGTCATCGAGATCTTTGGATGTAGCATCTTTCGGAAGAGCTTCCATTTTTTTAGCGAAGATAAGTTTTTGGAAGTCCTCATACTTCTGACCCGCGATAGCCGAAGGAATTTCAGGATTTTCAAATCCATACTCTTTCATTTTAGCCCTTGCGAGTTTAACTGCTCTTTTATTCGCGCGCTTAGGATCTGGAGCATTCTCGAGTACAGCAGTCGGTTTCGAAGATATAATTCTTCCCTGATTGTCTTTTTTATCGTCATAGTCTATGCGTACGCCCCAACGCATACCTCTGATACCGTAATGAGAAATATCTCCTTCGCGTTTTGTTTCCAACGCCTTGTAGAAATCATTCATATTATTTCTTCTTGCCTCCCTTTATGAAATTCTTAAGGGCAGCGCCTTCTTCGGTCAGGATACTGTCGGGAGAGTTCTCCTTTCGGTTCTTGATGATGGTGCCAGCTCCGAGAGTCGCTGCCACAGCTACAGCAGCACCACCGGCAACAAGAAGGACGTTCTTGACCCAGTGACTTTTCTTTTTTACAACGGTCGGCGAAGCGCTTCGGATATTGGATACAGGGCGAGAATATGATTCGTCATCATAATCGGAATCGTAGGAAGAATCCACGGATTCCTGTCTCTGTCCCACTGGGACATATGGTTTTTGTGTCCGTACGCCCCAGCGCATTCCTTTTACACCATGATGCTCAAGAGAAATATCGGGATTATAATAATCAATTGCTTTGAGAAAATCGCTCATGATTATCACCGTCCTCGATACATGAACCTGTTCTTAAGAGATCTCTCCGTCTGATACATTTTGTAGAAATTCGAAGCGGATTTTGTCGCATTGCTCGCTTTTTGAGCCGCTTTCTTCTGAGCATTGATCTGTTTCAGCTTATCCATTGCCTGCTTTTCCCAATACTTTCTATTGGCATTCTTCTCCGCCTCGGCACGAGCAATATTCCTTGTGGACTCTCTGATTTTTTGAGCGGCGGCTCTTTCCGTGGCTCTCTGCGCTGCTTTCTGTGCCGACTTTTCTTGCGCTGCCTTCCGGAGAGCATCCCTCGCCTTTTGTGCAGCAGCTTTCTCACTCGCCTTTTGTGCAGCTTTTCTTGCAGCCTCGGCTTGGATGTCACGAATCTTCTGGTCTCTGGTTTCACGAATATTCGTATTGAAGCCGGTCTTTACATCGCTTCCGAATTCCTTTGCTTTTGCACCGATAAGACCAAGTCCCATTCCGGCAGACATTTCCGGATTGTCGCCAACATCGAGCTGCTTTTTTCCAAAGCTCTTGAGTGCTGCTACAGCAATACCAGCAACGATAGCAGTGGTAACAACACCCTTCACGATTTTCTTACGGATTTCTTTTCTATGCTTCTTGGCAACATCCTGATCGATCTTTCTGATTTTATCAGCCTGCTTCAATGCCTCTTTGTATTCCTCTGGACTATATGGTCTGTTCTGATAGGAATCGTCAGCCTGTCCCTGAGGATACTGACCCATCGGCTCCTGTTCATTGATAACACCCCAGCGCATTCCTTTTACGCCGTAATGCTCGAGATAAGCCTGTCTCTGATTGTCAAAATTCGTCATAAAGTCAGCCATTATATTTCTCCTTTCCTGTAAATAATTTTAAATCTGAACGAAAATTCAACGTTTTTCCATTTCGCTCTTGCGGAGTTAGACATGATAATCTGCGCAGTTGATATATTACCATCAGCGGGAGGACATCTGAAAGAATAGAGTGTCTGCCTGCCGCCGCTGATTGGAAGATACTGTATCGTTCTCGTCACACCAGCAGCTCTTGTACTCCAGAAAACCTCGATACTCTTCGCAGGAGCGACACCTTTCGTAATCTTGAAGTCGATTATGTCGATTTCCGGAGTATAGGGTTTTGCCGCCTTATCGAGAACAACATGCGGAACATCGAGAACTGTGACACCGTTTTCAGTATAACAGCGCCATTCATATATGGGAGAACCACTCTGATAAATTTCGTCGAAGTCGAGAATATCCCAAATCATTTCATTGGCTGTATCATCGGAAGAATATACACATGCTTTGTATGGGTCGAGTTTACAATAGAATGTTACAGTCGACCAGTATTGATCCGAGATGGCTTCCTTGACTGTGCATCTTCCGGTATAATAAAACATTGGATCATCATCCAATATCATTTTGATTTTCTTGCCATGAATCCAGTTCGAGATATTCGATATTCCGCCAGACCAGTTGTCTTTTCGCTGTCTATAGAATTGGACTTCGAATTCTCTATCCTTGAACAGAGGGTAACCAGTCAAGGCTTCTGTCAAGTCAATTCCATCGCCGTCAATAGCCTCAACCTCAACCCTCTGCTCTTTAACTTCTGGGTAGGGGACTACCGGACGCTTTGCCGGTATAAGTCCCCAATCGTTGAATGTGTGCTTTTGGTTCGCACCAAATGTGATCACACCATCTTTCAAAGAGGGAACCACATTTCCAATTACAAAAGTAATTCCAAATTTCATAGTACCCTCCTTTCGTTATTCGGATAGAGTAAGCGTGCCAAGAAGACGATTAAGTTGATCTCCAAGAGTATTACCGAGAATATATACTCTTGGATCTTTGGATTTTTCGCTATCTTCGATATATTTTTTAGCAGCCGCTTTCTGTTGCTCTGGATCGCTTATTCCGTTTGATATCAAACCATCTTGGAAATTCTGCAGATACTCTTTCATCTGATTCTTAGAGATATCACCAAGGGCTTTGTCATCGAGCCAACCATATTTAGAATCAAAGTATGCCGCATTATCAATCGAATCGAGAGCAGTCTGAATTCCGGCATTGGGAGCGCTGATCTTCTTAGAAGAGTTTGGATATTTCTTCTGGAGATCCTCCATAGCGTTCGACCCAGTAACCCATCCCAAAGCAATATTCGGAAGTGCCTCTCCGACTGCTTGGAATAGACCACCGAAGAAACCGCTTACAGCTCCTCCGACTTTTTCTTTAATGGTTTCTTCCTTCGGAATAGCCATTTGAACAGCCTTGTCGGGTCCGGATGTATGAGACTGAGAACCAGACGCACCAACATTGACACTTGCCGTATTGATACCGACATTCGCTCCAGCGACTGCGCCAGAAGGAATAGATACACTGCCAGCTCCAATTGTAATATCACCACCGGCAATAATCAGCGTTCCAGCGATTCCGCCAACAGCTGCCGCAAGCTTCTGAATTCTCGGGAGAGCCGACTCGATAGCATCAAGGAACTTACTCAGATTGGATTTGAAGGTCTTGAAGTTAATATCTCCAATTGCTCTAAACGCGTCAACGAGATCATTAATGCCGTCAGCCAAATCTCCAGTTGCACTCATAAATTTCGCAGAAGCGTCAGACAGAATCCAAATGACACCGGCAATGGCTGCGAGTGCGGCTATACCAGCCCAGATGGCAACGGCGCCGATGCCCATTGTGGCAGTCTGGAGAATTCCGAGAACAACAGCTATAGCGGCTATCGCGACAACCAGCAGGACAATCGAGCCGACCATTCCAATGAGTTTGCCTCCGTCGCCACTGTCCATAAGAGTCGCCAATGCTGTCACAACATAAGACAAGACTCCAATTATAACTATCACAGCCAAAAGCGAAAGCATTATCTTTCCGAAAGATCCTCCAGATTTGGAAGCAATCGAGGAAAGTGCCGCATATATTCCTACCACAACAAGTGCTATAATAGCAAGAACTCCAGCTGCAGCGAACATCTTTCCAATTGGACCATTTGCGATGAGTGCTATTTCAGCAAGCAATACGGATATAGCAATGATCATCACAGACAGTAAGCCGAGCGTAACAGCCATATTTAGTACATCATTTTGATTTTTCAATTTGCTGTTCAGGAGAGTTATAATTGAATACATTCCAAGAATTACTCCCACTACCGCTGCAAAAATACCAAACGCCTTCCACATGTTCTTATATGCATCGTCTTTGCTTCCGATATACTCAGAAACAGCAATAATCTCAGCCAGCACAAGTGATATCGATGCGAGCACCATAGCGAAGGCGAATAGCACGGCGGCAAAAGACAATATTGTCTTGAACGACCCGGCTTTATTCATACTCTTCGCAAGGAAATTGTTCAGTGCTCCGAGAGACCAAGCTATTCCAATAAGAGCAGCGGCGATCACTCCGACAACGATTCCACCCTGTTTGAGCTTATCGGTATTCCAGCCACCAATCCACCAACAGAGAGCTGCAATTCCAAGAATATTTGCGAGTATAACCTCCATCGCAATAATGGTGGAAATCATACTGAAATTAAACTTGAAATTATAAGAAGCATTGGAAATCTTCTGGAGATTATATGCCATCATATAAAGTCCAAGAGCGATTGCGCCTACAACAGAAGCTCCTTGGAATACCTGATTAGGATCCATTTTTCCGACTTTCTCAACAGCCTTAGCAATGCTCCACACGGCACCACCAATGGCAAGAATCAAGAAAGCCATGCCCCAAAGGTATGCGACATTCTGCGAGGACGAACCCTTCGATATTTTCTGTTTGCCGTGTCTGAGTGTCTGGAAGTCGTTCCATTGCTTCGAATATGCAAACTTAGTAATCATTCCTAAGAAAACACCAAGAGCAGCCATGATAGCCATAAAGCCGCCAAGTCCAGCCCAATATTTTTTAGGATCTTCTGTGAGGTTTGCGAGTTCGAGTATGAGAGTACCAACGCTCTTTATATAACCAAGAATGGCAGCAATGACCGCAGCCGTCCCAACCAATCTTTTTGTTATATAATCTCCGAGCTGAAGATTTAACTGAAACTTTCCTTTCTTGAAGAGCTGTTTGAATGCCTCAGCCATCTGGTCAGTGTTCTGTTTTGTTTTATAGGCGATTATCTTAGTTACGATAGCCTTGGTCGATAAGACAAACAGCAATGCCGAAAGGGCAGCGAGCAACCAAGAAATTTTCGCAATAACATTTCCTATAGAGTATAAGATATCTGTGAGATCAGAAAGATCTGCCCCAGCCTTCTTCAATCTATAGATAAAATATACGAGACCACCAATGATAGCCGCAATAGCAATCATCAACGGAATCAGACCCCATATCCTGTAGGAGTTTTCAGCGATTGACTGCAGACCGCCTCCAAGTCTTCGCATGATGAATCCGACAAGGAGAGCCTTCTTCGAAGCATCCCATAGCTTTGATAGATCGACGCTCGCAATTATTGCGATGGAAATCGTTACAGCGAGAATAGATCCGACTATCTTGCTGAAAGATGTCTCTACTCCATCAAATTCTTCTGCAATTTCAGCAATGGATTCAAAGACCTTCGCTATAGCCTTAAGTCCGGCTTTCATCTGGAAAGCAATCCAGACAATCTTAAACAGATTTGAAATACCGTCTCCGCTTACAATTCCGGTAAAAGCTTCAATCATATCCTTGATGCCACCAAGCATGCCATCGAGATTAACGCCTTTGATAGCATCGGAGATATTCTGAATCAGGGCTTTAATAAATCCAACGATTCCGCCTTCCTCAATTCCAGAAGATATGGCACCACTTGTTCCTGTAAATATATTAGCAATGCTGCTAAACAATCCAGAGTTAATAAGCATATCCGCAAAAGCCTCAAGCTTTCCGACGAGCTTATCGATTATCCCCCAGACTTGAGGTCCAAGACCGAACACGAATTGTCCAAGCGCTGAGAATATAGGTTGAAGACCCTGATCCCACAACTTTCTGACAATACCGAAAAGTCTCTTGATTACACTATATGTTTTTTCAGATATAGCGGCAAGAACTCCCAAGAAACTGAATTGATTCTTTATTTTGTTCTTACCGGCAAGCAGTCCAGTGAACCATTCAATATTCTTAGCTACATTGGCAAGACTTTCTCCGAGATTATTCGTACTCGGTATCACAATACGAAATAGATTGGAAATAGATTTGGTAATATTCTTTATAATATCCCAAATATTGAAAAGAGTTCCTTCTATTGCATCTCGTCCGCCAGCTTTTGCGAAATTTTCAGCCTGCTTTTTGACAGACTCAACAACACCATCGATATCGCCGGTAACCTGCAGCATCAGCTTAGTCCACATCTTGGTAGCTACCGTAGTATCTCCGAAGAAGGATCTAAATATCTGAGCCCAACCAGTACCAACTGACTCGACAGCGGCATCCATGAACTGAGAAAATGTTCTTACCTTCTGAGATTCTCCGAAGGCGGTCTTAGCCATGTTAATGATTTCATCAGAGAAACCTTGAGCCTTAAGTTTCGCCTCGTCATATTTTGTCCCAAAGTTGGCAAGAATATCCATGGCCTTAAGCATGACACTGCTTGTAAGCCAGTCATCGGCGAGGCTGTCTCGGAAGTTCTGGTCTGTTGCTTCCTCGTCATAGGGATTCGACAATTCCTCCCAATCTGGAGCATCTTTACCGAGGCTTTTTGCTGTCTCGATAAACAACTTCTTGGGAAGCATACCACCAATCTGAGAGAATTGCTCGATCGAACGCCACTGGTAGTATTGCATCTTGCCTGCCAAGAGTGCTTGGTTCATCATGTAAGCGGCAGAAGCATAGTCGTATGCCCCCTTGCCCATAAATGCTGTCCACGATGCAATACCCTTAGCCATAGTGGCAGAGTCTTCGACTGTGAGACCTGCATTGACAAAGCCGGTGAAGCTTCTCTGCATGTCTCGGAATTTATAGATAGTCAAGTCGGCATAACTGTTCAAATCATCGAGGGCGTCGGTTATAGCCTGAATGTGATCAACTCCACCAATATTATCGAACCATTGTGCCGAGTTCTGAACAATCGCTTGAAACTCCGTCAACTGGTCTGTGTACTCACTGAGACCTTCCATCAACGGAGCATATGTGAATTTATTTATAACGGATTGGAGTCTATCGAAAGTGCTTGTAATGGTTCTATCAACCAAGTTGACGCCCATTAAAACAATCGATGTAGACTTTATGTTTTGCCACGCCGTCCTCTTTTGCTCGTCATTGAATTTCGAGAGGACCCTTCGCGAACGAGCCATCCGTTTATTATACTCATTACTTGAATCGGACGTCCACCCGCTTTCTGCGGCGCTCGCGACGTAGTATTCGTCTGTCATGAATTAGGGTCTCCCTTCTAATATCATTTTGAATTTCTTTGAGTATAGGAGATACAAAATCATTACCGGCAACCCAAGTGCCAGCTGTAGACATATGTCCATGACATAGAAATCTTATTACATCTGGATTATCGTTATAGAAGAAGATTTTACTTCTCACGATTTTATAATGCCAACCATTCTTGGTTTCTCCTGTATCAACCGGAGTAGCATCTTTCAATCGTTGGCATCCAAGATATCCGTATCTGTCAAGATCCACCATTGTTCAGTCTACTCCTATTGATTTCTGCCATTCTTCTATACTGGTCAGAGGACATGGACTTTTTGCCTTTCTTTCCCTTTTGCTTAGAATCATGTGCTGAATACACTTTAAGGAGATTGGCGAGGCGACTGAAGTGCCATCTTTCACACGCAATGGGTATCCCTCTCTCAAACATGGCATAATAGAATTCCTCTGTTGGAAGAAATCTGGATTTACCACTTTGTCGAGATTGGGGACCCTGAGATGGGCTCTTGCTGGGAGTCGTTTTCTTCGCATATCTATCGTCGAACATGTACGAGACAATCTTATTTTTATAGATCCTTTCAATGACTCTTAATTCCTCGTCGGATAGGACTTCGTCTGTCATGCAGGAGATATAAAAGCGAAACATCTCAGGGTCAAGTTTAGCGGTTGAGAAGCACTGCTTATACTCTGCTTCCCATAAAGCCATTGAGAGCAGAGAGTGCTCCAATGTAAGAACTCTCTCTGCCCTATCTGTGAATTTTTGTGTCGCATCGTCAAAAGTAGTTTCAGCAGGAATAACGATGCGTAATGGCATGATGTTACTCCTTATGCCGCAGCAAACAGAGTATCCGGATCCGGGCACTTGGCTTCTGCCTCGGCAGAACCGTACAGAATCTTGAGACGAGGATCGGTAGCAATATCTGCCAGAGCCACATCGAAGGTGAACTCGCAAGCAGAATATACGTCTGCGCCAACGGTCAGCTGTGCGGGAGAGCCCTCGACGTCGAAACCGAACTCGACAGCATCCGGAGAATCGTCAATGGTCTCGTAGGTAATGTCAGACGGGTCGCAAGCGAGTCCATACACAACATGATACCGGTAACCGGTCAGACCTTTCTCTGCGTTGTTCAGAGTGGTCCGGTAAGCCAGACGGAAGTTCTCACCCATCTGCTCGTGAATATAGACGGTCTTGCCACCGACTTCGATCTTCTTATTGCCGAGGCAGGGATTGAACTCCTCGGGATAGCTATAGCAGTTGATGGTTGCTGCATAAGAGACAGCACCTCTCATGACTGCGTATTTGATGTTGTCAGCCCACAGGGCTTCGGTCTCACCACCATCGGGTGCGGTGTCGATGGAGGTCATACCGTTCCAAGCAACACCAGTCCAGTCCGCTCCCGTATAAAGAACAGCATGATCTACGCCATTCTCATACTTTCTATCAGTGGCCTGATCAAAAACGAGTTTTGCCATAGTGAAGTTTCCTTTCTCAGAAATATATTGTGAATGTGAATTCGTTAATCCCAGCGACTTGACGAGAAGAAAGCAACCTTGAATGGTTGAAAAGAAGTAGCTTGTCAAATCCCTCGTCATAAGGCTCTCTTGTGAGTAAGACTGCCTCATACTTACAGATACCATCGTAGACAGTATTGTCAGCATACAGACAGTCAGACATAGATACATCGAGCATTATACAAGGATAACTGGGAATACGAAAACCGGTGGGCGCTCTGAAATATACAGGGTAACCCGTTGCTTCGGTTAACTTCTTTTGTAATCTCTCATGCCGTGAAGCCATTGTATACTCCTCCGAGCGTGAGATTTATACGGGGAGGAGACTCCTCCATACTCGTCACGCACCAATAGCAATCGTGCCATTTTACATAACGAATATTCTGGAGGAGTTCACTTACCGTGGGACTGAGAGGAACACTGATGACCGTGTTCGAATACAATATGTCGCCGTTCTGAGTTTCGTCAAGCCATCTGCGACGGAATGTAGTGACTTCCCCACAAGTTTCTTTTTCTGTCGCTTGATTGACAAAGACGCCATCTCCTCTGTCAACAGATTTGACGAACCCGATCATTCCGTGAAATCTCATTTTAATTCACCAAGCCTGTCCTCGCCTAAGACTGAGTCTCCGAGGACGAACCTTCAAGAACTGCTCTTCGTCAGGACGATGGCCGACTTCGGAACCAGCAGAGAACCGCACCGACGAGTCTCCAGCAGATACTTGTACTGGTTGTAGTCGATGTCGAAATCGTCGAACATGGTGGGAGCGCCGCCACGATTTGCACCCAGCGTGTAGTCAGACAGGTCAAGGGCAACAAACGTGCCGACCGGCGCGTACTTACAGGTGACGATTCTGGAGACACCCATCTCGGCTGCCAGATCAGCCTTGGTACGGTACAGACGATGACCCATGGTATCACGCTTGGTCATCAGAGGAGCCAGATCCTTGTAGTGCATGAAGACGGTGAGGTTGCCACCACCGTTGTAGTCCTCCATGGCACCATAGAACTGATCGACGATGTTGTCGTTAGCGCCGTACTCCTTCTTGATCACGTACAGCTCGTCGTCCTTCACGATGGGACGAATGGCATCCTCAGAAATCTTGTCATCCGAACCGGTATCACGACCATCGGAATACAGAATCGCACGAGCGAGCTCCTCGTCCAGCTTGATGCGCATCGTCTGACGAAGCAGAGCAGCGTAATCGAAGTCGGTGATGTCGAGGATATCATCGCGATCCACCTTCTGCTTGACATAGATGGTCTTCGCGGTGGTCTCACGGGTCAGAGACTTGATGATGGCTTCCTTCTTCATCTTGCCCTTGGTGTAACCCAGAGCACGAGAAGTCTCCTGCTGAAGGTCAACGATCATGGTCTTCAGTCTGGTGTTGGGAGCCTTATTAACGCCGTTCAGAACGACGCTTACCCAGTCGTTGTCGGCATCCCAGAGAGAAGGATACTTGCCGTACTTCTCGGGATCCGGGAATGCGTAATCCGGCAGCTCGCCGGTAGTTCTGTCAGCCAGACCATAGGTCGCTGCAGCGTGACACAGAATAGCCTCATCGAGACCATCCATGTCGGAGTGTGCCAGAACAACCTGCCGAAGGGAAGGGGCATTCGTTGCTATGGCTTCGTTGAAAATAGCGCTGGCATCGAACTTGCGAGCCTTCTTCTGCGCGTTCTGCTCAAAAATGTTAGGCATAATATTACTCCTTTTTATAAATTTATTATTCTTCCTGATCGCTTGCAAGGCTGAGCATAGTCAGAAGTTTCACCTTCGTAGCTTCATCCTTGGAGTCGATCATTGTAGAAACACTCTGGATGAGATCCTCGGGAACCTGCTCTTTCTTTCCAAGATGAATCATGAATCTGTTCATAAGATTCATTTCATCCTCAGGCAGAGCTGAATAGGCATCAATGAGATCCTGAGCCGATTCGATTCCGTAAGTCTCATCTTCTTCCTCTTCTGCGTGAGAAAGTGACGCCAGATACTGTGCTACGCTCTCGAGTTCCTCATCTGTGAGAGAAGAAAGATCGAGATTGTCAAGATCAACTCCATCAAAGATACTTGTCTCATCCGTAGTGTCCTCAGTCTCCTCGGAATGCTCGAAGTGAACACCATTATAAATAATGGCATCGCTATAGAGTTCTTCCAGAGACATCTCGGAATGGTGCAGAGAAGTGTAGTCAACTCGTGCATCGGAGTTCGCTCCGAACATAACAAGAGATACTTCTTTGATTGTTCCATGCATAACTTCCTTACGAGAATTTTCTGTAAGTTTATTTGCATAGATGGACAAGCTATCGATATCTCCATGCTCAAGAATCTTGCGGACATTGTCAGCCTTCGGAGTATCGTTCAGATATCCGTCGGTTCTCATGCCGCGTCCCTGCTCGTCGGCGTGGAGAATCGCATAGCCGAGTACGTTATCCGGATCGTCATGCTGATGCTGCCAGACAAGCGGCACCTTCTGACCGTCCATATCATCGAAAGCGCCTCTCTTGATCGTGCGACCATCCGTGCACTTTCGCTCATAGACCGTTGCCCATCCGGAGAAATCAGGCTGTACGTTAGGCATAATTTACTCCTTTACTGGAAAATATTTGGTACGGAACGAGACGCTCCAGTATCATTTTGATTGAAAATGTTCATGAGTGTTTGTCTTCCGTCTTCTGCTGTCGGTTGTCCCTGTATGGGCTGATCCTGAAGCGGCATGTTCGGATTCATGAGCATATTTGCCTGCGGTTCATCAGACTTAATAAGTCCAAGCTCTCTACGAACTTCATTGCCCTTGACAATAGCGTTTCTGGACAACTTATCAGACATATCGGCGATTTCTGTTCCCGTAACCCCCGAGAACATACTCTTTGTGGAGACAATTCTTTCCTGAGAGAACATATCCTCACTGATCCACATATATGTGAGGCCTTCGGAAATAGCTCTGCAAAAAGGCTCCACGGTCTTCGCCTGATAGATTCTGTTGGCGTCTTCTTTCGCTTCTCCGGTGAAGACGCTTCGTGTCAAGCCAAGTTCGGCAAAAACTTGTTCTTCGAGATATTTTACCTGATCAACAACATCGATATCAATCGGCTTGTTCGGGAAGGTTATCTTATCCGTGCTGTCGTGATAGTATATACCGTATTTATTATTCTGCATCTGCTCCTCAAGATTCTCGATTCTCTGTTTCGCCCTTTTTTCCATAAGAGGGTTGGAGGTGTCGTAATCAAGTCCAACAAATGCATTGATTTTACCACTTGTCGCGGCTGCGGTATAAGCATCCATCTGACTTATTTTAGAAATCAGACGTTTGATACCAGAGGCATTATCATTCATTACCGTGTATAGCGGATTCTCGATGATAGCACACTTCGACTTCTCGACAACTACCGATTCGATAGATTGTTTGGTGTTATTGAACAATTGGACGCAGACGTGCTCCGGATACCAGCCGGTAATACTCCCGACTTGAATCTGCTCTGGTTCATCGTCGTCGTTTGTATATGTTGTAACGACAGCGGCGCAGCCTTCGGAACACAATCTTAGAACAATATCTCGAATGAACTGAGACGGGGATTGATTGATATTAGGTTTATAACGAAGTCTCCGATTTATCATCGAATCGGGAATCTCTTCGATAAAACCTTCATCATCAACCTTCACATGCATGAACCTATTGTTGGATACGTCTATCGCGATTCTATTAAATATAGAACCGACAATAGATTTTTCTGCAGCTCCAAGACCAATCGTCGAAAGAGACGGATAAAACCCGCTCGTTCTTATTTCAGTCTTGGTGGGCGATCGGTTAAAAATGGAATACATTCTTTTTGCCATATATTATTCCTCTACTCAATCACATTTGATTTCGCGTCATATAGGGTTGTTGGATGCACGGCAGCTCCATCTTTCCATACCCATAGTTGCTGAAGATTCAACCGATTTCCAGATCGGTCAAACAGTCGAATCGGATCTGGCTCTGCCTCCTTGACCGCCGTCACGGTTACTGACACCGCATCGGTCGGGTCTGACAGCGTGAGCACACCGGTAGCCTTATCCCACGTGTACGACGCGCCAGTCACGGTTACCGATTCCGGCAGGACATAGCCATCCGCCGCTGTTACCGTTAAAGTAGCAGTCTCGTCCTCCATGATTGTTGATGGCCCTGATACTGTGCATCCCGTGGCCACGACGGATATATTGTATATAGTGGGTTCGGTAGAAGGTTCAGGAGCGTTCTTTACCAAACTTCCATCTGTATACCATGTATAATTGTATTCTCCACCTATGATTGTACCATTCTCTCTGGCTCTAACTATAATTCGGTCATTGTAAACTTCAATACGAGCATCTTGGGATTGATAGTTGGCGCTTGGTAGATTTATCATTGCAGCGCCATTGGGCACTTTATAGGCTTTTTGATTAGGGTACGGAATAGGATTGCCACTGCTGTCAATATTGACGCCGTCATTTATACCAGTCTGATACCTCCAATTCACATGAGTGTGACCGGATAGCCAAAGCACATTATCAAAAGTCGCTATTTGATTGTAGAAATCTATATCGTATGCGTGCCCTGAGCTATCTTTAGCAAAATAGGCTGTTGAAGTGTATTTAGTAGGCTTGTGAACATTGCCAGTTCCGCGCGGCTGTCCAACTCTGAACGCAAAGCCATTTCCATCTGTAGTTCCTTGTTCCAACGGATAGTGCGTCATCACGATACATCGCTGATTTGCCGCTTTAGCCGCTGTCAGTAGTGCTATTACCTGCGCTCTCACATCCTCCGGATAGATAGGTTTTCCATCGTCCCATGCGGCACTCAATGCCCCACCAGCTTTATTGCCGCTGATAAAAATGTAGTGAACTCCGTCTATTACCTTCTCTGATAACAAATCCTGCCCAGTAAGAGCTTCCCAGCTTTCACGTGGCATTGTAGAGTGTTGTCCAGCATCATGGTTTCCTACAACAACACCGCCATTTAATGCTACAAATTGTCTGATTAGATTTTTTGTTGGAGTGTTGTCAGCATTGAACAATCCGCCAGTTCCTGTTAAGAAGTCGCCACAACAGATTGAAAATATTCCATTTTGAGCATCTGTTGTGTAACTTGATATTGCCGTAGGGAAAGTGGTAGCGTGGATGTCTGAACAGGCATTACATTTATGAAGCAATTTACTCATTATTCACACTCCAGTAGCATACATGCATTGGTCAACGCCTTTCGTACGACATCTTGGCTTTTGTCTATGGAACCATAGCGAACGAAGAAATATTTTGCACCATCTGGAACCGGCACGTCAGAATTAGCACCTCCAATTTTAAGCACTGTGCCGCTTTGATGCTCCGCACCTCCTCCCATTGTCGTATAGTCTGCTCGTACAAAATTCACTCTGAATTTCTTACCGCTTCCGCCGTCTGCGTAGATATAATGCTTTCCAGTTTTCAGTTCATACAGACAGGAAGGACAAGAGCCAACATGACCGTCATACACCGGTTCATACGTGGTTCCGTCAGTGTAGGCTTGATTCGTTGAATGGAAAAACAGGGTAGGCACAGCAGTTACAGTAGCATCTGCTTTTTGGTTGGAGATGGTTAAAGTGCCTGTTCCTTCCGTCTTGATTGTCCCAACTTTCACAGACGATTTGCGGACTTCATTGATTGCTATTCCGGTAGCCTTGGCATAATAGCTTGCTGTCAGCGCCTTAGCTGTCATACTGATGGTTGTACTTGTACCATCGTTGACCTCTGTCGGCATTGGTGTAAACGTTACAGTCTGCGCGCCGTCCACCGTGCTGTCGTAAGTGATAGAGTGGGTGGTAGTAGCTGCCGCTTCCATTGTCACCGAGAAGCTCGTGGTGAATCCTGCGTATGCCCCTTTACCGGTTACAGTTACCGTGTTTGCTTGTCCCGCCGTCAGCGTTCCGGATAGCGTGTAGTCCGTCCCCTTAGTCAGTGCCGCCGACGTGGTGCCATCGGAGTATGTCGCCTTTACCACCTCGGTCAGCTGGGCAAGCGTCGTGCCTGCCGCGACCGTTCCCCCGGTATAGGTAGCACTCAACCCGGTCAGTGTGGGAGCTGCCGCTTCCACTGTTACCGAAAAGGTGGTTGTAAAGCCTGCATATGTGTTCTTGCCAGTTACTGTGATGGTGTTGGTTTGACCGGGAGTTAGCGTGCCAGACAGTGTATAATCAGTGCCTTTTGTTAGAGCTGCGGATGTAGATCCGTCAGAATATGTTGCCTTGACTACCTCAGTCAGCTGAGAAAGCGTCGTTCCAGCAGCGACTGCGCCACCTGTATAGGTGGCTGTTAGACCTGTAAGTGTGGGAGCTGCCGCTTCCACTGTTACCGAAAAGGTGGTTGTAAAGCCTGCATAGGTTCCCTTACCAGTTACTGTGATGGTGTTGGTTTGTCCGGGAGTTAGCGTCCCGGACAGTGTATAGTCCGTCCCCTTAGTCAGTGCCGCCGACGTGGTGCCGTCAGAATATGTTGCCTTGACGACTTCGTTTAATTGGTCTAAAGTTGTACCGGCTGCTACTGCGCCACCTGTATAGGTGGCTGTTAAGCCAGTCAGCGTAGGAGCCGCCGCCTCCATTGTTACAGATACTGTCGTGCTTTTTCCCCCATAACTTATGGTCATAGTCGACGTGTTTCCGGGGGTAGGCATTGTTCCGCTTACCGTCGCGGAGCTCAACTCGGATGTCAAATCTCTCGTTGTCTGTCCGCTAATGCCTGCCGTTTCATAATGTCCAGTCATGCTCGTCAGGTAATCTTTCACCTGAGAGGCGGTGGTTCCAGAAGGAACTGTAATGGATGTCGGCGTCACCGAAATAGAAACAAGCACCGGTTCTGCAGGAGTTACGCCTCCCCTCAACGCTAAAATAAAGGAATTTCGAATCGTGTTTATCGAAGCGGCTGCATCTGCATTATCGGCTACGATCGGAACATTTTCGAGAACAGTTGCCAGACTGTTACGATTCTCTTGAGTCCAAAATGCGTCGTTCACGGGAATGTCTCTGATAGCGGGACCCATCTCAGAGACATTATAAGTTGTGCTCGATCCGTTCTTTTCTCGAATCGCGGCAGCAATATCGCTCACGGACTCTTCAGGATAAAGCTTCTTTGCCATTAATATTTCACCTCGGTTCCATCATCAATCGAAGTAATCGGACTCTTTTCTATGAGTATCGAGTCACTCTCTTCCAATCCCACACTAATTACCCTTATTTTAGCTTCATCGGTGATAGTGTATGAAAAGCCAATGATTCCATTAGCGGTAATACCAGAAAACGGGAGAGATAAGATCGCGCCATTCATAAAAACGCTATTCCCGTTAATTTGAACGATGACTTCTTTTTCTGCGAGCAAGGCTGCCTGAACGTCATGATACGTTTTGCCCTCATCGAACTTCAGAGCATACATACCGTTTCCACCGGCTGTTGCATGCATTGGAAATACAACGCGTTCTGCTTTCTTGGCTATCTCTGTCTCGTTGTCCTGAATCCCCTGCTCTATCTTAATCAATTGAGATGCGTTAAGAACATCTCCGTCATTGAAGCCCTGCTTCACGTATCCCATATTAACTCTCCTTTATTATAAAGTTACTCTTGACCCAATTTCATACTGCCAAGTCTTGCAGTTCCAAGTTTGGCAGTTGTTCCATGGCTCGGAGGATTCGGATTAATGGTTACATCGTCAAAAGCTTTTCCAAGCAAATATAGACAAGTCTTTAAAGATTCTTGTACCTCATTCGCGTAGATTGTCGTGGCGACATCGTTTTTTCGCAATCCCCATTTTCCGAGCCCTCCTGATACTTTATCCATTCGACTCAGTTCAGTGTTATCCATTTTGACTCACCTTAGACGTTGAGTTTCGTCACCGAGACAACAACAGAAATCTGATCTCCCGGACTGATATATTTAACCGTGATATCGTATCCAGTCTCTGTGAAATTCTGACTCCAATTCGAATATACAGTATTATTCTTGTAGATCGAAATCATAGCCGTATATCCAGATTCGACTTTTAGCTTTATCGAAACGTTTCCTTGAGCATCGATCGGCAACTTACCATTTACTCCGATAATTCCCTCAATAGAACATTTGTCAATGTTGGTTCCGCTCAAATATACCGAAGCAACTGGGGCTGCCGTGACACCAGCATTGTAGGTTATCTCCTTCGTCAGGCTGTTGAATCGAAGTACGGCACCTGTCTGATTCGAGACGAATGTCACATCGGTAGTTCCAGAACTTGGAACAACGTAATGCGTCGAATTCGAATTGAACAAATATCCGGGATCGGGTTCAAAAGAATAAGACGGAGATCCAGAAGCTGGAACAATATCAGTGTACGCTTTGATCTTCGAACCGTCTGGTGTGGCAAGACGGCAATGATTACAAGTAATCTTGATTGTTGCACACTCGCTAAGAGCTGTGGCTACGGCGCTCACCGTGTATTCGGCACCATTTTGAGCATCCGAGATTTTGATGCCAATATTCTCAGGATCGAGAAAACTAACCGTACATCTTGTGTTTGTGATGTCAATTGGTTGAGAGCCGCTCGTCAATTTCTCATTTATTGTCACGTAGGAAGAGAAGAACTGATATCCAGATTGTGCTCTGAGAGTAAACGATAGATCATTCTCCACAATTTCCATAGAATTGTTAGATCCAATTCCGACGATCTCGGCTCCAGCTGTCGCGCTCTTAACAGTCGCCGTCCCCTCAAATCCCGTCAAAATAACCGATGTACTCGCTTGCTGATAATAGAATGTAACAGTATTCGAACCGGGAATAATCATGCCGCCAGTCAGCCCGGCGATGTTTATGAGATTCATGTCCTCGATTGAAATTGTAGATATCACACCAGCAGCGGTCTGGGTAACAGTCGCGGAAGATATAAGATTCCTGATATCTTCGACGGTAGAACCTATGACAATCTTTTGAGAAGAAAGGGTCACTTCCAGATTCGAATATAGAGCAGCCAAGAATCGAGCCTTTACTTTAGCATATCTGGTAACATCATAGTCACCGTTAGCCATTATTTCAAGCGTCTCTGTCGGTTTGTCGATTACATCCGCTGCAGGACGCCAAACAATACCGAACATCTCGAGTTCTTTTACTTCTTTATATTCGGTTCCATTTATAGTAACATTTACCGGCATACTATCACCTCACACTAAGACGACCCGTGACTTCGTCGAATGTTATAACGTAACCAGCACCAGTCGCCTCTCTGTATTTCAAATTGTTTGCGGCTTTTCCAAGTGCATCGATAGCTATGGAAAGCTTCGCTCTCAAATCTTTCCCGGGTCTTGTGACTGTGATATCGGCAAGGAGTTTATCCCAGCTTCCATCACTACCGGATAGAACTTGATCCATGTATGTTGCCATTTTGATTCCTCCTTACCAAAGTTTTGTATCTCCGGGACTTCTTGGACCAAGTGGTTCTTGCGGAATGGTCCCGTAATGAATATAATCATGTGTCTCTCTCGAGACGGTTATAAGATTATCTGGATCATAAAGCATTGGACTGTTCGTACCATACATTTCATCGGTAACCGGATTAATATGGTGAACAATAATACTTCCGACAATCTCTTTCCCCGGGATGCCAAGGTCAAATCCAAGGTCTCTCGCTATGACTTTTTCTCTGACCCTATCCCATAGTTTTCGATTCCGCATATGGAATCTCTTCCCGGGAGCCCCGGGTAAAATATCAGAAAGTTTCAAATATTCGAGTCTTTCCTTATACGTCTTCATAGACAATAAATCTGTATAAGATTTCATCGTCTATACCTCGACATCGCCTCAAGAGCCGCTTCCGCAACATTCTTCGAATCGTTCGCCGCCTGAATAGCATCCGCTCTACGACGGTTCAATTCGTTGTTCGTGATGAGTCGCTCCTTCTCGAGCTCTTCCATTGTATCACCTTTTTTACAATAATACAGAACAAGGGACGGCGGAGGGTTATCTGACGCGAGCAACTCGCGAGCCTTCTTCTGCGCCATCGCTATTAGTTCTTGTTCGGCATTATTCTGCATAACGCTCTTTTCCCTGCTCATGGAATCACCTCCTTGGTTGCTGGAATTCGAGAAATGGATTTTTGCCCCCGGATTTTTTTGAGCGGAACCCGGGGCTTT